GAAGACGGTACACCGACAGAACTACAATTTCTTAACAGTTCAGACGTGCAAATCTATTGGGATAAGAACAAACAAAAACTTTACTACACTTCAAACGTAATTGGTTCAAAGAAGATTGAGCCCATTAATATGATTCATTTAGTAAAGAACAGTTATGATGGTGTTAATGGATTGAGTGTTATTTCCTACGGTGCAAGAGCCATTAAATTAGCAAATAACACTGAAAACAGTGCCAATAACTTCTTTACTAATGGGTGTAATCTTAGCGGTGTTCTGACAGTTCAGGGACAACTCACAGACGAACAGAGAGCAAATATTAGAAGTTCGTGGAATCAGGCTTACAGCAGGGGCGGCAATGGTTTAGCAGTCCTGCAAGGAAATATGTCATATCAGCCCATCCAATTATCAGCAGCAGACAGTCAACTATTGGAAAGTAGGCTTTTCAATGTTCAGGATATTGCAAGATTTTTTGGTATTAGTCCCGTTCTATTGGGCGACCTATCACACAGCAGTTACAGCACAATAGAAGCGACACAGCAAATGTTTTTACTTCATACTTTGCAGCCTTATATAACAATGTGCGAAGAAGAATTTACCCGTAAGTTAGTAAAGCCTTCTGAGGTGGGAATTGAAGTTAACTTAGACGAAACAGCACTACTTAAAACTGATAAGACAGCGTTAGCAAACTATTACGGTAGCCTGTTAGACAAAGGAGTACTTTGTATTAATGAAGTAAGAAAAGAATTAGGTTATGCAGAAATAGAAGGCGGCAACAAACATATTATAGCCTATACTAAGTTAGAAGATAATACTATTAATAACGACACAAATACAAAGAAAGAAGATGGTACAGAGAATCTATAAAAACGGTGATTGCAAAGTTAACCTTAAAGACTATAAACAAATCATAGATAGTGCAAAGACAATTAAACTACAGTTTTTTGTAAACAGTTCTTCTGTCGTGACTGAGAAGACCAAAGAAGACATTAATAGTGAATATGAAGTACAGCTTAATTGGGAAGACCTGCAGCCGTTAGGACGTGGAATGCTTCAATATGTTATTTACTATGGAAACAGTGATACAGCCTTTTCAGATGGTACTTTCGACAGTTCAGAAGTAAGAACTACGGAGTTCTTTATAATGTCAGATATTAAGATAGTAGACGACGTGGCTACTAACGTAGAAATTTCTGAGTTACTGCAAAAGGAAATTGAGAAGGTTTCAACTATTGGAAGGTGTTTTTATTTGACGATGCCCGAAGATATTGCAAGTAAGATGATAATGGAAGATAATATAGGTTTTGCCTTTTCCGACTTTGATATGACATTAAAAGATGCTACAGTAGAAGAATTTAAAGAAGCCTGTAATGGTGGAAAACCTGTGTTTATAACTTTTGATATGGACGGGTTTCTAACCAATAATCTCTTAGGTCTTACTAACTATTGGGAAGAGGCAAAAAGTGTTACAGTAATAGAAAGAATAGCAGACTTTGGAGGTTTACCCTTCTATTTGGTATTTAATAATGGCTACCTTCAACAGTTTACACCTTTTATAAAGTTCAATATTACACATAGCGAAGGGGATAAATTACACGTCGAAAAGTTCTATTATAAGTATGTCTTAGATAAATACAACTTAGACACTACGATACAGAATTATTATAAGCGTAGCGAAATAGATGCAAAGTTACCAATTATATACGATGACATTACACTTACTTATGGCGAAGCGGATTGGAACGAAGAAAAGCAAACAATGAAGGTTAAAGTAGATAGTTTCGACCTAAACGGACATTCTTATAATACGTTTTTAAATTTCTATAATCAGAACAGGGAAGTAGGTATTACTTTAGGAAACTTCGGTTTTGGTTTTCCTGAGAGAAATTTGTATATTATAAATAAGGGTCAAAAGTACAACGACACAGAAGGTTATGGTTACGATTACCTTACTTTTCAGTCTACATTGCCTGTAGTGCTATTTGATACGGATGCAGTAGTAAATTTCAGATTAAAACGGTACTATAGAAAAGATGGGGCATCTATACCTGAAAAAGACAGGGTAGACACAATAGAAGAAATTGAATTTATAGCAAATGCAGACAACACTAACTCTTACTTTAGGGAACAAGTTAACGAATTAGTTAGTAATAAAATAAACGAAAGCAAAACCTTAACAAGGTTAATAGATGGTGAAGGTGATAATAGCATAAAGAATAATCATATATTTAACGAAGTATTAGGAACTAACGACTTTGCTTATGGTAGAGGAATATATTTAAAAGGAACAAACAGTTTTGGTTTAATTGGTGGAATCAGTTCTTTATACTTGACAGGTTCAGACAGTCACTATAAATTAAACTTCAATAAGACAGGTTCAAATCCTTCTGCAAGCAGTGAATTAAAGGACATAAATTTATGTGCCAATATATTAGTAGGAACAAAGATTTATGCAACTGATTTGGCTACTTTAAAGGCTACAATTACAGAAGCAACCGCAGACACGGCTAATACACAGGCAGTTGATATTGTAACGGATATAGATTTAGGAACTTTAAACAAACAACAATTTGCGTTTACTTCAAACAGGAGTACAGGAAACTTTAACTTACAGAGTGGCGTTTTTTCGTTTAGTGAAAATAATTATAACAACCTATTAGGTTCTTATAATGTAGCGTTAGGCGGTCACAATACATTGATAGGACGTGGTAATAAAGCAAAGAGTGCCTACAGTACACTTGTCGGTGTTATAAATACGGATGAACATAACGGTAATAGTCCGACAATCATTTTAGGAATGATGAATAGTGCTAAGAAGCAGGCAATTATTAACGGAATATTGTGTAGTGCAGAACATAGTGCTATTGAAGTAGGAACATATCTAAAGACTTATGTAGACCCAAAATATACTGACGTATACCCTACAATTGTAGGCTCTTTTAATGGTGTTTATGATAATAATGCACGCTTTATTATTGGTGGTGGTAATTCAGAAGCTACAAGAAAGAATCTACTTACAGTAAATGAGGATGGTTCAGTTATTGACGTTAACGGAAAGAAATTTGTAACGGAAGACGTGGTAAATTCTTTAATTGAGAGAATAGAAGCGTTAGAGAGTAAAAATTAAACCGATAAAAAATAATTTTTGATACTTACTAAATATTTATATATTATGAAAGAAACAAGACAAATTCAAAGCGACTTTAAAGTAGATAGTGAAAGCCGAACAGTCGAAGGCTATGCCGTTTGTTTTGAATCACCTTCTGCAAATATTGGTTGGATTGAAACCATACATAAAGGAGCAATTACAGAAGACACTATTAAGCGTTCAGACATTTTTGCAAAGTTCAATCACGACGACAATAAAATATTAGCACGCTCAAAGAATGGTGAAGGTAGCCTTTTATTAGAAATAGACGACCACGGACTAAGATATATGTTCGATGCACCGAAAACGGCTTTAGGTGATGAACTTTTAGAGTATCTACACAGGGGCGACTTATCACAGTCTTCTTTTGCCTTTAACATTGACAGAAACGACAAAACTGCAGAAAGATGGTATAAGGAAAACGGAACACTTTACAGAGATATTTATAAAATAGATAAACTGTACGACGTTAGCCCTGTTTTTAATCCTGCTTATAACGCTACGTCCTGTAGTGCAAGATATGCAGAAGTAAAAGCACAAAGTGACGAAATAGAAAATAAGATGAACCTAATAAAAGAAGAAATCGAAAAACTATGAACACAGTAGAACTAAGGGACAAAAAAGCCGTACTTAAACAGAAGGCTTACGACATTATCGAAACGTGTAAGAAAGAGATACGGGACTTCACCGTAGAAGAATCAGATGAGATTAAGCAAATAGAAGATAGTATTAATAAAATTAACGACGAACTAAGGAGTATTGAAAACGAACTTAGTTCAAATAATAAAGAAATAAAAACAAAATCTATTATGAAAGAATTTAGACTTTTAAGTACAATTAACGCAATTAGCAAGAACAAGACAGTTAGTGCAGAAGCAAATGCAGTCATTAACAAAGGTATCGAAGAAATGAGAAAAGCAGGTGTTAACTATGGCGGTCAGATACAGTTACCTGTAAGTGAACTTAGAACTGTTATAAGCGTAGCCAATGAAGGCGAAGACGTCGTAGAAAATGAGTTTACCAATATCTTAGAGCCAC